ATAGGATTACCTACCTTAATAACAGACATTCCATCGCTCATATTGCAGTTAGACCTACTGAGCCATACAAGGTTCTGCTCCTTCTTCGCTACGCAATGATGACCAAGACATTCAACATCAGCGATCTTCTTGTAGATATAGGTATTTTGAGCGGTCTGTAGAAGCCTACCGAATGACCTTTCCTTCAAAACTACAGGAATGCCATTCGCATCGTTGATAGCTACAACAATATCTCCATCATCAGGGTCGCACTGTGCATAGTTTTCAGCTGGAACCGACTGAGGCATAGATCCATGCTGAGATGATACCTTCGTGAAGTAGACATCGTTCTTGCTTGTCTCACTCCGCATGAAAATACGATTCGCAATCTTATGTGCTATGCTAGAAGCAGGAGGTAAGTCATTATCGTTCTCAGCAAGTACATTAACGATAATCACACTATCTGCTGCTGCTGCTGTATCGCCAAGGGTAGCAGTAGTCGCAGTGATCGCTAAGTCTTTCTCGTAGAATAACGTATTGCCATTAGCGATAGTACGATACACTCTGATTTGATCTGCTGTAGTGGCAGTGCCAGGAAGGACAACTGAAACATCAATAACCTGTGATGTGCCACCACCATTGACGGTTACAGCTGTAAGGCTTGATCGATTGCTCTCAGCGCCTGTGGTGGAGTTGCGATAGGTATAACCAACGATGTAATCGCCGTTACCTAGATACCCACCAGATGCTGTCTGTCCTAGAGTACAGCCTCCAGTGGGCTTCACAATGCCAATACGTCGAGCCGTTGTACCATCCCATGTGCGGTCTGTCGTGCCGTTGTACACAAAGAAGAGGTCGCCGAACTGTACAAAGCTAGGCCGACGTATCGCAGTAAGTGAGATGATTTCAGTGAAGAACGATCCAGTAGCGAAACAAGCTCCTGATAGCTGAGCAATCGCTCCACTTGTATTGCCTGAGTTGGCACCGTAAGCAATGATCTGATTATCGTATCCGTCACGAACGTACTCTTGAATCAATCGGATCTTATTGGTATTCCATGCAACGCCATTCAGAGGCTTAATTCCCTGCCGCTTAACCACGGACCCTGTAGTCGTGAGGTCGCCGTTATTGATATCAGATGCTTCGTTAGGATTAAGGTTTGTCTTTGCAGAAGTCGTGTTAACTCCACCGAAGTTCTGGTAGTTCCGCTCTAGCAATAGATTTCTAGCTACCATACCAGCTCCTCAGAGCGCCTGCATAAGTATTGGTATCTGTTCCACCCTTCGTCTTGCCTTCTTCCTGAGGCCATTTGATTCTATCGTCACCTTCAAGTCTAATCATATCAGAGCGAATACAGTCTGTGACCATAGCTTTCCAGACCTGATACTCGCCTGAATAACGATCATCTGTCTCATGCTGAAGACCGATAGTGAAAAGGCGCTGGATAATAAGGAACTGATACTCAGGGGGGATGATAGGATAGACACCAGTGGTCATGTAGTTAGCGCGTTGTTTGTATTTGCAGGTAAGTGTGTCAGATGTATCTGGAGTTGGATAGAAGTAAAGAGTCGTACTGCCCCACACTGCATACTCTGTGGGATCTCCTTTGTCGTCACCACTTGGATCTACGAGATTGATTGATCTTAGCTCAATACGATTGAGCTTTCTTCCATTCGTTGTATCAACGATATCTTCGATAGATACACAACCAGTGGGAACTGTACCTGTAGCACTATCAGCTGTGACTGTAATAGATCCAGTTGTGTGAAGAAAAGACCAGTCATGTAGATTGCAGATTTCACGTTGCGCGTCGTTTGCTCTGTTCAAAAGGTATGTGTTAAAAGCAGTTGAATCGTTACCGATGATCGTTTGAACATCATCGACGATCTCATCTACTGTATAGCCCTGTGTCTCATTAGGCATATTATACTCCTAAGTCTATCCCCTCTTCTTCAAAATATCTCTCAGCTTCACCTATGTCATGCAAGGACACATTCGATTTTAACATTTCTTCGTAAGCATCAGACCACTTATTGAGATTGTTCTGAAGAGAGTAGTTGTTCTTCACGTTCTCGTGTGCTGCTCCGCCGATCTCCTCACGAAGATCTTTCGATTCAACGAGCATCTTAAGATACTCATACCATTTCTCTATCGTGCTTCTCGATAGTTTTCTAGCAGAAACCTCCATAGGATTTACGATATAACCATTTTTCCCATGGTTGATCGTATCTGAATATGGAGTAACGCCACCGTAGATACCTGGTATCTTAAGTGAAGATAACTCAAGATATCTGCAATTAGATTTACTGCGGTTAAATACAATATCTTCTAACGGAATGACTACAGCGTCTAACTTAGCAGCAGCAAGTAGCTTGGGCCACTTTCTGAAGTGAGCGCCTTCGGTATATTCATATCTATCTTTTAAGGTATGAACCTTCTCATGCTCATTGTAATCCTTGTGCATGAAATCAGTTTTCATACCGATAGGTACAAACTTGACGTTCTTATGCTCAGCGAGAATACGATCAATCGCTGGTATAATACCATGAAGATCCTTGTAGTGCGTAGCAGAACCAGCCCAGCCAATACGAATGAAGTCCGTATCATTCTCCTGCCTTAACGCACCTACCTTCTCTACATCGATAAGGTTAGGTAAGACCCAAGAGTTAGCGTACCCAAACTTCCTTTTGAGTGGCATTGTAGAGAACTGGTTTAGGTCTGATTCAGCTTGCTGGAGAGTGCCGCAAGTATATGGTTCTGATCCAAACTTCCAATGATGAGCTGAGATATTGTAATGATCCACGTTCTGGAAGTCATCGTCAGTCTCAAACACCAAAGGAACCTTACATACATGACGAAGCACCATGAGCATCTGAACTGATTTGATGTTGTCAACACGCATACTAACAATCAGGTCGCAGCCTTCGCACTTCTTCTTGTAGTAATCGAGGTTGCCCTTGAGTTGCTTAGTCTTTGGGAAATAAACGATCTCCCATCCCTTAAGCTTATTCAAGAATCTAGCTGGCTCAAATACTCGCCAATGAGCACACCCGTTCCATTCGCTATGCAGCATCGCAATCTTCGGCATGTTCCCCCTAGATCAAATATATCCTTGTCCGTGAACTACAGCTAAAACGTCCCGCCACCCCCTGGCAGCGATTCGCTGTCCATCCATAACAGTCTTCTCAGGCATATCAGTGAGAGGACAAGCACAGATATAGTCCTTATTCCAGTACAATCCAACTGTACCGAACTTACCATAGTCTGGCTTTGCATCTCTCCAGTGCATCCATAGCCCAAGATTCTGCTTCTTCAGTTTTCTTTCAAGCTCTCTTGCATACATAAATACCTCATAGACCAAGATTACCCACCTCCCCCTTATGAGAGGAGGCGGGGTCTTGGCAGCTTGGTTAGGGGGGGAACCTAGCTTATCCTTAGGTGATACCTGAAGCGGTACCAGACTTGATTTTGATCAGTCGATCCGTATCAAAAGCATCCGATCCACCAAGATACTGAACTGCAAACGTCATCTTGTAACCGACCGTGGAAACCTGGTCGAGAGGATCAGCAGTACCAGCAGAACCAGCCTGCTTGATAAAGGTCTTCAGGTTCTGACCGCTCAGCTCGATGATAGCAAAGCAGTTTTCTCCAAGGACCAGCGTATTGAATACAGTCGCACTACCACTCGTGCCTTCAGCAACTGAACTCATGTTCTGAGATTCGATCACACGAACGCCATACGCCTTACCAACTTCGCCCTTATACGCATGTTCACGATCCGTGTACTTGTTGATATCGATCCAAGAACCCGTTGCCGTGTCGTTCATTACATCATAAAGAACGGCAGGATGACAGACAGCAGTATAACAGCCATCAGAACGGGTAGGAACAGCATTCGATTTCAACGTGGTGGCTGCTTTAAGAAACTCTTTCGCCTTCAACAGATCACCAGTACCAACATCAGACAACGCGGTCTTGGCATTCGCATACTGCGTAGCGCCTTCGCCGTCGAGATGGTCACGAATAACCGTGTCCGTCTTAAGAGCAGCGTTATAACCAAGAATGTCAATCGCAGACTTAGCGACAGGATCGATTGCAACGGTGCTGATCAGGTCAGTAAGTTTGGTGTAGTTACCATACTGCACAATCGTCGATGTCACGTTAACGCTAGAAAGCGCCGTGTCATCAGGAACCGTACCCTCAACAAGCGTCTGTCCGTCCGTAACCACCATGTTGTTATAGCGCAGGAAGTAAACAACCTTACCATAACCCTTCGGCAACGGACGCTGATCGCCAAGCTGATACAACTTAAGATTCTCTTCCAGGCGACCAAGAAGACGTTTGTTGTAGTAAGTCCAAAGATTTGAACTCAAAGTCGTTGTGGTGTTTGTTCCAGTAGCCATGATTCTTTCCTTTCGTGTAGCCTAGACCGTAGCGGTACGATTTGTAGAAAGTCCTAATTCTTTCTCCATCTCTGCTAGGCTTTTATCTTTGAAGTTCTGTTTCGATCCAGTGTTCTTTCCAGCAGACTCAGCAAAGGCTTTCTTCTTGTTTCGCTGAACGATAGCAGCTTCTTCCTTACCCTGCTTCTTCGCTCTGCGTACAATGTCACCCTTGTTTGTCTCTCTGGCCTTGAAGTACAGGAACTCTAAATACTCAGGAGCGTTCGGATTCTTTGGATTGACTAAATGAGCATACTTCCCTGATTGCCACAGCTCGTTCATTACAGGCTTCATATCAGCATAATCTTCATGCTCACCCATGAGAACACCTTCGACACGCTCTAAGGCAATCAAGTGCTGCTGCTGTTCAATCGTAGCCAAGCGATTCGCGGTTTCCTGATTCACATTCCTTGCAACATCTTCAACAGCTTGGCGAGGATTCTGCTTAACTCCCTGCTCAAACCGCTCTTCTGCTGTAATGTTTTCAGTAGGCTGATTGATCTGGTTAAGCCTACCTTCCAGATTAGCAAAGCGGAGATCAGCTTCTTGCTTAACACGATTAGCATACACACGAAGGTTATCGTAAGATCCCCTCAGCTTATCGTAATCTCCACCCCACTGATCCTTAGGTGCAGCTTCTTCTTCTACTTCCTCAGCTTCTTCTTCTACTTCTTCTTCAGACTCCTGAGCCGTGTCTTCTACGATCTCATTCTGAAGTTCACTGCCTTCACTGATCCCCTCAGCGGATACTTCTTCAAGATCTTCGGTTGTCAGTTCGTCTTGTTCGTTAGGCATACTATCCTCCCTTGTAGGAGCCACGCCGAGCCATTATTGGTTGTCGGTAAATGGTTGTCCTGTTAGTGATTCGATCTCTTCATCAATATCTACAATAGCGGAATCGGCTTGCTCACAAGCAAGTATCTTATTATCGAGATAGGTGGTTAGTCCTCTAGTTGTCTTGACCTGTCCTTGAATGTACCTGACAGCTTCGATCCCACCTATCGAAGTTGTGCCAATGGTTACATCCACGGGAGCCGAGAGCTTTTGGAGCAAAGCATCTAACTCTAAATGCGCTTGTTTGAGAACCAATTCCTTATAATCTTTATTCTTCAGTAGTCTTTTGACCTTAATTGCTTCAACCTGTTGGGCCACCAGATCCTGGCGCTGCTCCTGTAGCCATCTGACCCTGTTGTCCAGCTCCTGGTTGTCCATCCTGACCCCCTTGTTGTTGCTGCTGTTGAGCTTGTTGTTGCTGCTGTTGAGCTTGCTGTTGCTGCTGCATCATCTGCATATACTGATCATTGTTGAAATAACGATCAACATTCTTGAACTCAAACTCTTTCAAGAAATCTCCGATCAGGTTATTCACATTGAAGACCTGCGGATACGCTTGGATAAAAGGCATGAGGGTCTGGAACACCATCGAGAGGTTGTTCTGGCGCTCAGCCTTCATGACCTTCTCAGATATTGCAATGCGCTTATAGTCATACTCCTGCTCAAACGCCTCCATAGGAAGCTCTGAGAAGTTGAATGGCTTATTCGTAACTCGAACTACCTTGTCTTCTGATACGAACTCACGGTTGTAATGAAGCATGAGAGTAAGTAGAGGACGAAGAACATAAGCTTCTTGGATTTTAATCTTGGAAGCAATACGGTTCGAGGTGAACTTCTCGAAGAAGTTAACTCCAGTAGCTGTCTTACTGAACGCCTTACCGAAGTTAGAAGATCCCTGACCAGCGTTGATAATCGCTGTAGTATTCTGGATATCGAACTCAACCTGACCGATCTCTTTGTACGAAGAAGACGTTACTTCAGGTGGAGGCAGCTCTCGAAGTCCGTTGATATCGTTAGCCCAAATGATGCCACCTGGCTTTGAATAGATAGACCGATGGTTAATACCAGCTGTTCTATCTACGATATACATACGGTTCAGCGCCATGTTCGCCTGATCTAACCTTGTGTTCCTAAGCGACGTAGCTTCCTGAATAAGAGATTCGATCATCTCAATCTCGCCAATACCGTAGAACTCTCCAGCTACAGGATAATCAGGAGAAGCAACAAACGGTTTTAGCTGACCTGGCATCGGATTCTTCTCACATCGAATAACGATACCGAAGTCTACAGCAAGTGTAATGACATACGGGATAGGAGCCTTACCTGCCTTTGGACTGAACAGACCCCACCATTCTGTCACCTTAATCTTGTCAAGTCCTTTTGAAGTATGATCCTGATCAAGCGATCCCTTCTTATCTTCTTCCCATTTGGAAGGTGTAGCATTCGTAACGATATCGCCATCTGCATCTGTAATGGCCTGATGAAGCTCCTTAAGATTGATATAGAAGCCGTCATCTTCGCCAGTAAGATCATTCTTACTCTTCTCTTTGTCCTTCAGATCCCAATAGCTCTTATCCATCTGATGAGCGCAATCAAAGTCCTGTACATTGCAAGTAGTAGCTCGCCAATCAGGGTAAAAGTCAGTGATAGGTATTGGCTGAAAGTCTGCATTGTCATAGTAAACTTCCTCTTCTTCGACAATCTTGACAATCTCGATACCCATCTCAGGGTCAACAACTTTCTTTCTACGACGAACAGTGCGTTCCTTAACAACCCACGGAACCTTAGCGATAGACGTTCCATAGATAAGTAAGCCATTCTCGAAGGTATCGTATTTTTCGTATAGACCCATCTCATCTAGCTGCTGATCAATGAACTCAGACATGACTGTAGCTGTCTCTTCATCCTCTACGCCACGACCTTGAAGCTGGAGATACGGACGCTCTCCGAAGATCGTTTCCATGATCTGCGGTCTAAGCGTTTCAACCTGCTGGAAGGCGTAAGGCGGCTTTAGATTAGCTCGCTGTGCTGACGGTACGTTCTGAAACCTCGCCTGTTTAGCAAGATAGATGGTAAGGAACCGACTGAACTTCTCGAAGTACGGTTCGCAAAAAGACTCTGCATTACTCATCCACCACTCTACATGAGACTTTGCTCTCTCTTGCTTAGATGATTCCATATTCACCCTTCTTGCGCTCTATGCTCAAGAAATCCAGTATAAGGATTGATGGACATTGTGTCCTCTAAAGACTCTTCCTTTGCCCTACTTACATCACCAATCAATCTAGCCTGCTCCCACGCGAGCGCGTACGACATAACAAGATCGTCATGCGCTCCAGCCTGAGCATTGTAAGATCCGTTTTCTTCTCTGATATAAACCGTAGCTTCCTGCATGAATCGTGCGCTGCTAGAAGCCAGCAATCCGTCACGCAAGGCAGACTTTAGATTATTGATTACCGTGACCTTGGTATCTCTAGACGTATGAAAGCCCACCTTCTTCGTGGGCTGAGCTGTGCGCTCGTCAATCGTCCTGCGCTTGTAGAGATTGCCGTACAGCTTTACAAGCGTCTGCAATACAGCGTGTCCAATATTATTAACTTCGCAACATATATGAGCATTATTGTAATATTTACCGACTCTGTAGAGCCATCTAGCAAACAAATCAGGCTCAAGTTGAAACTGACCTTCTGCAACCACTCGTCCCGTTTTGCATCTGATGATGCATACGCCACCATAATCCTTGCCAATACCTTCTGACGGATCTGCGCCAACCGCATAGACCTCTCCAGATTGTGGTTTCTGCCACACCCAAAAATCACTTAGCTCATCGTCATCTGCTTTGATCTGTAGGCCATCTTCAGTAAGAGTAATCTTAAACGCAGGATCAGTCTTACTCTTATTCAACCTATTCAAGACACCCTGGCTGAATACCTGGTTCCTACCAGACAGAAAGCAGCTGATCTCATCAGTAGGATAGAGGCGATTGAACTCCTCTTCGTCCCCATTCATATCTTCGATCTTCCATCTACGCCACATCATCTGCTGGTCATCGAGAGTATAGAGACTACGAATCTCTTCTTCCCTTACAGACCAGTTAGGATTCTCAGGAACCTCTATTCGATGTTCTGGATAATGATCGAACCAAGGGAAGAAGTGACTCTTGTACGTTCCCTTCCCGATCATCGAGCCTTGATATTGGTGGAAGTAGTATCCTCCCATTCCATTTGGAGTAGTTTCCATGACAATCCTACCACTGTCAGGAATAGACTCAGTAGACTCAGTAATACGCTTATCATCAATAAAGGCAGCTTCAGAAATATGCAGATACTTGAGAGTGTATCCCTTAAAGTCATAAGCCACCTTCATCGCTGAATCTCTATCATGGAATGCGATCTCGTTCTGATTGTTCTGATCAGCAGCGAGAGGAACAAGACTAGCCCAATCCTTGATAAACAAACGATGGATACGACGCACCATCGCAAAGATCTCTTTAACACGCTCACGCTTATCAGCCATGATGCCGCAGTGAGAACCTGGCTCAAACACCACCATGTCATATCCAACAACACACGCGAATGTAGTGAAGCCAATCTGCCGTGACTTGAGAATGAGATCCCTATTTGTGTGGCTTTTCCAGAACTTCATCTGTCCAGAGTTAGGAACAAAGCTTACGTTAGATCCATCTTTGTGCCGAACTTTATACAGATTCTTTATGCGTTCTTCAGCGCCGAGCCTACGACATCCAGCCATGAACTTAGCGGAAGCTTCGTTAACTGGTAATCCTTTAATGCTATCCAGTAACGTCGCAAATGGTTTCGTGTAAGCCATTTAGATAATGCCCCAATGATTTCTGTAAGTCCCACATTGCGTTTAACCTAAGTACCTTCAGAACGCCGTTATCTAAAGATGAGTTAATGGGACGATTTACATTCCCTTCGGTTGTCTTTGTCGGAACGATATCTACTACCATACCGATTGTCTTCATTATCATCTTCGTGAATTCAAACCACGATACCGTTGTTTCGTTTGTCGTGTGATACACACCACGAAGATCCTCTTTCAACATAAGATCGATCTGCTGTACGAGATTGTATGTGTACGTCGGAGTAATGAACTGATCATCAACTACGTTCAGCACTCCGTTCTTCGCATTATTGATCATCATCTGCGGGAAGTTAAACTTCTTTGCCTTGCACTTATATCTTCCAAACAGTGCAGACACCCTAGCGATAATGTAATTATCACAGTGAGAACGAATGAAATGCTCACCAGCTAGCTTCGTAATACCGTATGTATTGATAGGATTAGGAACGTCTGATTCAGCATATTCTGTTCCAAGATTACCATCGAATACATAGTCGGTAGAGAAGTGAACAAGCTTCGCTCCAACCTTCTTTGCCGCTATCGCTAGGTTGCGTGGTCCAAGGCAATTTATCTGATACGCCTTCTCAGGATATATCTCGCAATCAGAAGGAACGTGATAGGCGGAACAGTTAAAAATAACCTTCGGCTGCATCTCAGTGATAGCTTCGATGATCAACGGATCTTCTACCGCTATATGAGAGTGCCGTAGTCCTATCGCGCCAGGATAACGTGCATATAACTCCTGACCTAGCTGACCTGTAACACCAATGATTAGATACATTCGTATGACTTCCTATCGATACCTAACGCAAGCGCACAGGCATCTATGGTCTTCATCCATTTGATATTGTAGTTAACTGGGTTATCCCATTCAAGGTCTTGATTATTCATTGTAACAATGTACTCGATGATATCGTTAACCGCTTCTCGAAGTGTGCATTTAGACTTCCAGCCAAGAGATCGTATCTTCTCAGAGGACACACGATAAGAACGAATACCTTCTGCAAGATCGTTTGATTCTATCTTGCAAGGATAGCCACGTTCCTGCAATTCGTTAGCAACGATAACAGCTATCTCAGATACTCTGATATTAAACGACGCTACGTTATAGATACCATCCATATCCGACAACGCTGCCATGTAGTAAGCATGAACAGCATCTTGAATATGAACCATCGGTCGCCACATCTGACCGTTGTAATTCAACTGCAAAGCGCCTTTAAGAAAACCAGCTTTAACCATCGTATTCACTACAAGATCCCATCTCATGCGAGATGACACACCGAAGACAGTACCTTTCCTCAGTGCAACAACCTTGAATTCTTTGGACTGAAGCGGGAAGATTGCGCTCTCCGCATCCAACTTAGATTTACCATAAGCAGCTTGAGGATTAACCTCAGCTCCTTCTTCGAGCAGAACATCTGCGGATTCGTCAACCAATCCCCTGTCGTATATAGAACAAGATGATGCCAGAACATACTTCTTAACTCCTGCATCTTTAGCTGCTCTTGCCAATTCATAGCTAGCCGTCACATTCATTTCATGGTTAGCGACTGGAGAATATTCAGCGGTAGGATCATTGCTAAGCCCACCAACATTAACAACAACACGAACACCATCGAACAAGCTAGAAGGAACATTACGCATATCGGCAGAAACAAGTTCAATATCTTCTTTAAGATGCTTGATACTTTCAAATCCAAAGTAACCTCGGTCAAGAACCTTTACCTTATCGCCGCCATACACAAGTTCTTCTGTTAGCTGAGATCCGATATATCCAGCTCCACCAACAACTAAGATTGACATGTTTTCCCCTGACTAAGATGTAAAGATAACGCCTTGAAGCTGAAGCAATTCTTTCCCACGCTCTCTACACATTGACCTTAGAATGTCGATGTACTTTACGAATTTTCCATCATGGCATTTAAGGTCAACGTACAAGTCTTCCTTATCGAGCATCAGATATTTCTCGTCATCCTTTAACGCGTTAATAATACTAAAGATGTGTTCTATACCAGCCCTTGATTCTATCTTCGGAACCAGCTTAACAGTGCTTACCAGCCTTCGCATCTCGTCAACATCCAGCCCTGATTCTACGTTAGAGAGTGCGAAGTATTTAATCTTATCGAATGTGCTGATAGCTTCCTGTAGATCGCCAATCCGAAGAACAGGCTTGGGTGGTTTCGTTCTACCCTTTGGAAAATCTAAGAACACATCGCCCTTTATGTTTTCCAAGAGATAGAAGAGGTCTTCTTTGGTTTGAACCCAAGCTGTATTCAACCTGAACACAGTTTCTTTACAGAATGGAATGTCAAGAAGTCTAGCGTTCTGCGATATTAGGAGCATTTGATTTTCTTTACGGTATCAGACGTTGATATTCCATCTGTGTATTTAAGTTTAATGAGCATCCCGCCCATTTCTTCTATCGCTTCAGTTCCAGGGATGTAATCCCAATCATCGCCTTTAACGAGGACATTGATTTTACCAATTGTACGCATTTCATTGGACGGATCGAACTCATCTTGGAGAATAGCATGGTCAACCATCTTAAGTGCTTTGATTACAGCTAGTCTTTCGTACTCAGAACGAATGGGACGGTCTTTACCCTTCTTTTTCCTTACTGCTTTGTCCTTCACTACGCCAACAATCAGCACATCTCCAAATTCATTGGCTTTTTGTAGCAATCTTATATGACCAGAGTGCAATAAATCCCACACTCCGTAGGTATAGACAGTTTTAGCCATGTTC